GGTTGCCGGAGGGGAAGCCGATGATGCCGCCGGCGATACCACCGAGGATCTGCCCTGCGCTGCTCATCTCAGACTACCCCGACGAATCGATAGACACGGACGATGCGAGCCAACCAGGTGGCGTCGATGTTGTGCTCGCAGCACAGGCCGGGCGCTTCCCAGGCGTGGATCAAGGTCTCGCCGGCGAGGATCGCCAGGTGCTGCGGTTCGCCAGTGAAGCGCATCAGGAGCACGTCGCCGGGTTGTTTGGCGTCGATATCGAAAACCCGCTCCAGGCAGGGCTGCGCGTCGAGCGCCGCTTCCAGCAGGCCGTTGGCCGGCAGCGTCCCGTAGCCTTCCTGGTCGAGATAGCTGCAGCCGAGCGCGCCGGCGACGTGGACCACCAGGCCGGCGCAATCGATGCCGCCATTGGCGCCCGGCTGGCGCCCCTGGTGGCGAAACGGCGTCCCCAGGCAGGCGCGGGCCGCGGCGACGATCTGGTCGGCGGTCATCCGCCGGTCCCCGCCTGGGCATAGACACTGCCGGCCGGAATGTACGGAAAGCCTCCGAAGTTGGCGATGTTGCTGAAGTTGGCGGTGCCATTCCAGCGCCACTGGCAATCACTCATCCGTTTGCGGCAGCCGCGTGTCATGGTGTAGGCATCGCCGGCCACAGGCAGATAGTAGAAGGCTTCAAAGACCTCGATAGTGCCGTTGGCCAGGTAAATCTTGACCTCCAGTGGCTTCTGGCCAACGTTGGCGCCGCTCGTGAACTTGATCGTGCCGGCCGCGAAGACGTCGTCGGCCTCGCCGCGCGCGGTGTCCTGGAAGCGCGACGCGCTGACCACGCCGGTCAGCGTGCCGGTCACGGTGTTGGCGGCGACCGGAACCATGCAGCCACCGTAGGTTTGCGACAGGAAGACCTTCGGGCATTGCGCGGTGAACGTCTGGCCGACGGTCTGCCCGAGGACATCGACCAGCGATAGCCCGTCGATCTGGTAGCGGTCGTCGCGCAAGGTCGTCGCGCCGAACAGCCCCGCGGAAACCGGCTCTTCGTCCTCGACCGGGCTGGTCCAGGTAGTGGCGAAGCCATAGACGCGGGCGCCGTCGAATAATCCGCTGCCGAGCGCCGCGCGGCTGATCCCGGCGGCGCCGGCGATGCCTTCGAGATCGATGCTCGCCGGGGCGAAGGCGTCGCCGGCCGAATAGCCGGTGAATTCGTAGCCCGAGGTGCTCAGGTAGACCTGGCCGTTGCTCATCGTCAGGTCGCGCGGGTAGTCGGTGAGCCGGATCGTCGCGCCGCTGACCGGCACGATGCGACAGCACAGCACGCGATAGCGGTAGTCGGCGACGACCGATTTCATGGCGCGAGCAGCTCGACCAGTTCGACGTTGTTCAGCTGGCGATGATTCGGCGCCAGCTGGTCGACGTCGACGGTGGTGTCGAAGCGCACCGGGATGTCGAACTGACAGCCGCCGGTGATCACGTCGGCCGGGTAGCTCGGCGCCGGCGAGATCGTCACCCGGCCGGTGGTGGTGTCGACGCTCACGCCCGAGCTGAGCAGCACGCCGTTCTTGGCCACCACGACGGTGCCCGCCACCGGCTTGAAGATGGTCCTGAATGGCCGGCCGATCGCCAGACCGGCCTGGTCCTTGCCGTACTCCTTGCGCAACTGATAGACGCCGCTCGACACATAGAGCAGGGTCTGGTCGTCCTTGGTCGGCGCCGAGCGGCCATCCGCGGCGGTCGTAAAATCGTCCAGCGCTTTGACGCGAAAGCCCGAGAATTTGCCGTAGCAGCGGTCGTAGAGATTCTTGACCTTGGCGCCAACGTCGGCGCGGTCGGCGCGGTAGATCAGCCGGAAGCGGCGCACCGGGTACGGATGGACCAGCTTGCGGTACTCGCCGCCGCCAGCGGTGCGGGTGATCTGCACATCGTACTCATCGGCCCAGGACGAGCCGTAGGCGATCGCCGCCGAGATCCGCTGTTCGAGAAACTCAGCCATAGCGGCGTGCCCTGTCGAGCGCCGTCAGCGCCTCGCGCGCGCCCTGGCCAGCCGCCCGGCGCACCTCGCCGAGGTTGCCGCCAGCACCCGAGACATTGACCGTGATGTTCACTGCGGCTCCGCCCTCGCTGCGCACGCCGAGCCGGCCGCGCGCGTCGCGGGTCAGCGGCATCACCGCCTCCGGGCCAGCCTCGGCAAACACACCACCCTGGGCGAAGCGATGCAGGGTGTTGAAGGCGAACGGCGTCGGCCGATCCTGCACGGTGTTGGCGTAGCGGTGCAGGCTTGCCGCGCCGGAGAACACCGCACCGCTGGCGAACGAGGGCAGCGGAAGACCGCCGGCGGCGCCGACCGAACCAGGCAGCGGCCCGGAGCCGCCGCCACCGCCGAGCCACCCGAGAACTTTCCCGGCCAGGCCTCCCAGAACACCGCCGCCACTACTCCCGCCGCCAGCATCTTTACCGAAGAGCAACACCTTCAGCTCGATACGCGCCATGTCGGCGATGAATGATTTCGCCAGATCCGAAAAGTTCGCCTTGCCGGTGGTGATGAAGCTCATCAGCGCCACTTCCATCCCCTGAAAGCCGCGCGTGAACGCTTCCTCGACCTGGTCGGCGACGCTCCGCGAGCTGTCCAGGTAGCGGGTCAGCGCGCGCGACGCGCCGGTCTCCCACAGGCCGTTCAAGCGTTCCTGCTCGGCCTGCTGCCGCTTGACCTGGTCGATCTGTAGGCTCTCTGCCTCGCCGACGCGGACGATTGCCGCGCGGTAGGCTTCCAGCGCCTGCACGTCGTCGACCTCCAGCGTCGCCGCCTTCTGTGACAGCGCCTCGCGCGCCGCGTCGGCCGCTTCCTCGACCTTGCGCAGCGCCGCCGCCAACTCGCGCTGCGGAGCGGTCATCTGCTTCTCGTCGTAGATCGACAGCTGCCGCTGGTAGGTGTCCTCAAGATTCCCGACGGTGCGGTCCATCGCTACCTGCGCACGCTCCATCGCCTTGCGCTGACGGTCGGCGGCGGTTAGCTCGTGCATCTCCTGTGTCGCCTGCTGCTGCAGCTCGCGCAGCCGGGCGTCGCGCAGGCGGTCGGGGTCGGCGCCCCTGCTCCCGCCCCTGGCGGACTCCCGGGCGATCGCCGCGTCGAGGCTCGCCACCAGCTTGGCGCGCGCCTCGGCGAAGTGCGCCGGATTCTCGGCCGCCATGCCGGCCCACTGCTTGTCGAAAGCGGCCAGGTCGAGCGACTTCTTGAGCTTGGCGTCGCGGGTGGCCACTTCCTTGTTGAAGGCGTCGTAGAGTGCCAGGCGATCGCTTGCAAGACCTTCGAGGTGTTTCCTGGCGGCCTCGCGGGCGCCTTCCTTGTCGCGCAGGTTGATCTCGCCGGTAGCACCACGATTGTTGCGCGCGGCAATCGCCTCGGCGAGTTCCTGCTCGGCGATCTTCAGTTGATGGGAGGCGCTGAAGCGGTCCTTGAGGATGCCCGGCTCTTTCTCGGCCTCGCCACGCAGGCGGGCGATGTCGGCGGTCTTGCGATTGATCCAGCCGTCGTCGCGGACCACGCCTTTGCCGCTGTCCGAGCCGGTGCCACCCGCCCAGGCCGCAATGTCCTTGCCGACCGAAGCGGTGGCGATCGATAGCCGCTTGAGGGTGTTCCAGAAACCCTCGCCGTTGCGCGTCAGGCGCTCCATGTTGGCGGCCGCGGTACTCAGCGACTCGGCGATGCCGTCGATCATGCCCGGCGTGTCACCACCTGGCCCCGGCGCGGCCAGCGCCAGCTTGAAGCTCTGCCAGCCATTCTCCAGGCGGTTGAGCTGCGCCTGGAAGCTGTTCGCCGCGCGCTCGGCCGAAGCGCCGAAGGTTTTCTCCAGCTCGACGGCGAACCTGGGCAGGAAGTCGTCGGAGAGGACCTTGCCCTGTTCGAGCATCTTGCCCAGCTCGGCCGTCGATACGCCCATCGCCCGCGCCGCGATCTGGAACGCGCCGGGCAGACGCTCGCCAAGCTGGCCACGCAGCTCTTCGGCCTGCACCGTGCCCTTGCTCATGATCTGCTGAATGGCGGTGAGCGCGCCGCCGGTCTCGGCGGACGACAGCCCGAGCACCGTGCCGGCTTTGCTGACGGCCTCGAAGATTCCCCGGGTCTTGGCGCCTTCGAGGTTGGTGCCGACGGCTGCGGCCGAGAGCTTGCCGTAGGCGTCCGCGGTGCTCAGCAGCGCCGTTCCCAAGGCATTGGCGGTGCTCTTGACATAAGCCAGATTGGCCGCGCCGGCGCCGGCCGAGCCGAAGGCAAAGGCGTAGGTGTTCTTCAGCTTGTCGGCCTGTAGCGCAGCGTCCTTGTACGCCGCGCCGAGCGCGGCAACGCTGCCGATCACACCGCTGCCGATCAGCAGATTCTTGCCGATACTGGCCATCGAGGCGACCTTGGCCGACAAGCCGCCGACCTCGTCGGATATCCTGGCGACCCCACCCGCGGCCTGGCCGCCGGCCGCGGCCTCGGTGTTGACCCGCTTTAGAGCCTGCTGGATGCGCTGCGCGTCGGCGGTGGTCTGCGTCGCCCCGTCGAGGCGCACCCGCACCCGTAATTCGCTATCTTGACCCATACCCTGCCCCTAGAACGACTTGCCGCCGCGCCCGCTCAGCCACCTGAGCGCTTGTTGAGCACCTCCAGTGCCGCCGACTCCATCAGCCGCAGCGCGTCAAACAGCTCGCGGCGCCGGCGCTTTTTAACGCCAAGGAGATCGCAGACTGTCGGCAGCACCTCGTAGCGCAAGCCGATCACCCCGCCCATGCCGCCCACCGCCCACTGCGTCTGCAAGGCCGCGAACACCTCCACCGCCTGCCAGTGCTCGGGCCACACCTCGCAACCCTCGCCGTCGTCGAAGTCGCCGGGCTCGAAGCCCATCGCCAGCAGCCCGGCGTCCAGCGGCGCCTGGCACAGCGCCTGCGCCGCCGATGTCAGTTTCCCAGGCGGGACTCGAACAGCGCGCCGATGTAGGCGCCGATCAGGTCGCGGCCGGCCGCCGGGTAGGTATCGAGCATCCCGGCCAGCGCTTCGCGCGAGAAGGGCAGCGGCTGGTCATCGGCGTCGAGCACCTCGGACCAGCCGACCATCACCTCGCCCAGCGACACGAGGTGATCGACGCCCTCGCGCGCCTTGATCCAGGCCTGCATCCCGGCCTTGGTCTGGTAGCGCCACTCGACCTGGAAGACGCCCGGGTCGGTGGCGCCGGGGATGGTGATCCGGGCTTCGGCGGTGAACGTCGCCGGCGGATTGACGGTCTTGAACATCGCCGCCCCTTAGGTCGCGTAGCGCACGGGCTGCGCCGAGAAGGCCAGCGAGATCGGCGTCTTGAGCACGTCATTGCCGCCGATCTGGGGAACGCGGGCGATTGACCAGGTGGCGTTGGCGACCAGCTTGCTGCCGTTGCGGAAGGTGATGAGGAGGCCCACCGGGGTCTTGGCATTGTCGGCGGCGAGTACCGTGGCGTACCACGGCAGGGTGATGTCATCGTGGGTGATCAGGTTCAGGCGCTGCGGCGAGCGGATCGTCGGCGCCTCGCGGCTGTCCTCGTCGTCCACCTCGGTGAGGTCGATGAATTGCTGCTCGCCACCCGAGCTGCTGATACCGTCGGCGCGTACCTGCGAGAGGTTGGTCCAGCCGGTGGCCGCGGCGATGCGGCGGATCGAGCCGATGCCCTGGCCGGCCGGGAAATTCGCGGTCGCCACCGTGTTGATCCCTTCCAGCGTCACGTCGTTGGTGGCCACCGTCTTGGCGCGCACGATCCGCCCGTTGAGCCGGCCCCAGCCCGAGGTCAGTTCCAGATAGTCGCCAACCACGACGCCGTGCGACGCGCCGAGCGTGGCGACCGCCTCGGCGGCGTTGGTCAGCGCCGACATGGTGACCGACGCGCCGTAGGTCGAGGCGATGGCGAAGATGGTGCCAGAGGTGAGAGTGCGCATGCGTGCTGCTCCTGTAGGTTAGGTGGTTGGCGGCTGAGGGGTGGGCGTCACGCGCCCTCGTCGTAATAGGCGGTGGTCCAGGTTTCCTGCCACCACATGTGACCGTCACGAAAACCCGCCAGCGTGCTCTGGCGTCTGGCCAGCAACTCGTGCTCGGGGTCGATGCTCCAGCCCAGCAGCGCCGCCCGGACCTGGCCGCGCAGCGCGTCCATATCGGTCTCGGCGGCCTCGCCGGTGGCGTCGGCGACATTGCGCACGACCAGCACGATGGCCAGGGTGACGCGCACCAGCTGTCCCTCGCCATCGTCCAGGTCGGTGTCGGTATCGCCCGCCTCGTCGACGGTGAAGACATAGGCGGCCGGCGTCGCCGGCGGG